GCTCTAACTCGTGACCTGCGACGGAGTCGGCCAAGATGTACCACGGGAACTTCGCTGCCATGAGTCGCTGGCGCGCAAGCGCGAGAGCAACTCGATCAAGAAGTACGAGCCCGTCTCCGGACGCGGCCAGGCCGCTGCTGCCGCGCCGACGTTCACGCCGCCGCCGGCCGCCCAGGCGCCCGCTGCGCCGCCCTGGGCGCGCTGATTCACGGGGGAAAGCGGATGCCGGTGCGCTGGGGGTTCCTAGCGCTCATCTAGGACCGGACGCAGCGAGTACCCCACCACTTCACGAAAGGAATCAAGTGAACCCCAACGAACTGCCCATCAGCTACACGCTGACCTTGGGTGAGGTGAACACCATCATCAACGCGCTGGCCAAGCAGCCGTACGAGGCTGTGGCCGACCTGGTCAACAAGATGCGCGGCACCGCTCTGGCTGCGTTGCAGGCGGCTGAGGACGAGGCTCGCAAGAGCCAGTCGGAGAACGCGGAATGACAGCGCCGCGCATCACGTTGGCCGACATCGAGGCGAACATCGACAGCGAGTACTACTTCACTGCAATGGATGGAGCGCTTGGGTCGGCGTGGACCGACGGTTCAGACGCTTTCGAGAGGCTGATCGCAGAAACCTTCGATCACGGGCACCCGCTTCAACTCCTGGCCTTTTGCGTGCTGATCCTGCGTAACGGCTGCACCGTGACGGGCGAATCGGCCTGTGTCAGTCCGGAGAACTTCGACGCCGTTCTCGGCCAGAAGATTGCCCGCGAGAACGCCATCAACAAGGCCTGGCCGCTGATGGGCTACGCCCTGAAGCAGAAGTTGTTCGAGAGCAGCGCGTCCGACTCCTGACGCGGATCACCCGGTGAACGCGGCCGGCCTGCGAGAAGCGTGACACCCCGGAGAGACGGGGATCAAGAAGACAGCGGCCGACTAGCTCCGGAATGGTGACCATCCAACAGGCCGCTGCCTTCTTGAGAGGAGAGAGCATGGACTATTACGAGAGAGTAGCAGAGGTTGTGAACAGCATGATCAAGACGATGACCCGCGATGGGTTCTCCAACGCGGATCACTTCAACGCGTTGATCGAAGCCCTCGGCAAGAACCTCGCCAGGGCAGCGGTTCTGGTCAACGACGTTGGCGTGATGGAGGAGGTGCTCAACAACACCTTTCAGGCGATCTGGTGCGAAGCGCATCAGATCAGGAAGGTTGTCGAGTCGGCTGCAGCCGGCGAGGACAAGTCGTTCCAGGACTTCATGTCCCGGGTGGTGCGGGAGCCCGGTCATGGCTGACATCAGCGCATCGGTGGACCCGATCGCCGCTGCGATCTTTGAGGTGTACGAGAAGCGCAGCGAGGACGAGCAGGCGCGCACTTACCTTGGCGCCAGCATCATCGGGCGCGAGTGCAAGCGCGCGCTCTACTACGACTTCCGCTGGGCGAGCCGCAAGCAGTTCGACGGGCGCACGCTGCGCCTGTTCCAGACCGGGCACTTGGCCGAGCCGAGGTTTGTCGCCGACCTGCGCGCGATCGGCATGACGGTGCATGACGTGGACCCGGCCACTGGCAGGCAGTTCGGGTTCCAGTCGCTGGGAGGGCATATGCGCGGGCACATGGACGGCTGCGCCGTCGGGGTGCCTGGCGGCGGTCAGAAGTGGCACGTCCTGGAGTTCAAGACCCACAGCGCGAAGAGCTTCGCCGAGCTTCGCAAGAGCGGCGTGCGCAAGGCCAAGCCGGAGCACTACGCGCAGATGACTTGGTACATGGGCAAGAGCGGCATGACGCGCGGGCTCTACGTTGCCGTGAACAAGGACAACGACGACCTGTACACCGAGAGGCTGGAGTTCGATCAGGTCGAGTTCGAGCGCATCGAGGAGAAGGCCGAGTCGATCATCTTCGCTGCCGAGCCGCCGACCAAGATCAGCGACGACCCCAAGTACTACCTCTGCAACTGGTGCGACCACAACGCGGTCTGCCACGGGCACCGGGTTCCGCCGGTGAACTGCAGGACGTGCGTCCACGCGACGGCCGAGCAGACGGGTGACGGGCGCTGGTCATGCGCGAAGCACCGGGCTGACATCCCAATCAACGCCCAGCGCACCGGCTGCGGCGACCATCTCCACCTTCCATTCCTGCTGACCTACGCCGAGCCGATCGACGCCGGCGACGGCTGGATCCTGTACCAGCGCAAGGACAACGGGACGCAGTTTGTCGTCGGTACCGGTGGGCCTGATGGCAATCCCAACTACACCAGCGCCGAGATCGCGGCAGTCGCCGACCACCGCGTGATCGCCAACCCCGAGTTCACCGCACTTCGCGATTCCTTCAACGGCACCATCGTAGGCTGACCCATGAACACCTTCAACGACCTCCAGACGCTGATCATCGAATGGGCGAAGGCCCGCCAGATCATCCCCAACTCCACCCCGCAGGCGCAACTCTTCAAGACGATGGAGGAACTCGGCGAACTGTGCTCGGCCGTCGCTCGCGGGCGCAAGTCGCTGGCCTCCGACGCTTTTGGCGACGTGATGGTCACGCTGATCATCGCCGCCAAGCTGATGGATCTCGACCTGGTCGAGTCTCTGGCCTACGCCTACGACGAGATCAAGGACCGCAAGGGGCGGATGACTCCGGATGGCATCTTTGTCAAGGATGGGTCGTGATCGAGCTTCGCCCCTACCAGCGCGCCTCGATCGACGCGCTTTACACCTACTTCGGCAAGTCCGACGGGAACCCACTCTTGGTCTTGCCCACCGGCGCCGGCAAGAGCCTGGTGCTGGCCGCGTTCATCCGGCAGGCGATCGAGCAGTACCCGGGCACGAACGTCATCGTGCTCACGCACGTCAAGGAGCTCATCGACCAGGACGCGCGCGCCATCATCCGGTACTGGCCGGATGCGCCGGTGGCCATCTGGTCGGCCGGGCTGGGCCGCAAGGACAAGAACCAGATCACCGTGGCCGGCATCCAGTCGGTCCACAACAAGCCGGCGACCTTCGGCAACACTGACCTGGTCATCGTCGACGAGGCCCACCTGATCCCGCGAAGCGCCGACACCATGTATGGCCGGTTCCTGGCCGGGTTGCGTGCCTACAAGCCGGCGCTTAAGGTGATCGGGCTCACGGCCACGCCATACCGGATGGACTCCGGCAAGCTCACCGAGGGCAAGGACCGGATCTTCACCGACATCGCCTACGAGGCGCACGTCGGTGACCTGATCAAGGACGGCTGGCTCGCGCCGCTGGTGGCCAAGGCCGGCGTGACGAAGGCCGACCTGTCCGAGGTGCACACGCGCGGCGGAGAGTTCGTGGCCAGCGAACTTCAGGCGGCAATGGATCAGGCGCACCTGATCGACGGCGCGCTCGACGAGGTCGACCGCCTGGCCAGCGACCGCCAGCACATCTTGGGCTTCTGCGCAGGCATCGAACACGCGCGGCATTGTGCCAAGTCCTGCCGGGAGCGCGGCTGGTCATCGGACTTCGTGAGCGGCGAGATGGCCGCCGGCGAGCGCGACCGCAAGATCGCCGACTTCAAGGCCGGGCGCACGCGGATCCTCTGGAACGCGATGCTGTTGACCACAGGCTTCGACTACCCAAGCATCGACTGCATCGTCATGCTCCGGCCGACGAAGTCCGTTGGATTGTACGTCCAGATCATGGGTCGGGGACTGCGCAAGGACGGCGTGAAAGAGAACACGTTGGTGCTCGACTTCGCCGGCAACATCGTTCGCCACGGCCCGATCGATCAGGTACGCGTGCGCAGGGCCGGGCCGGGTGACGGCGAGTCGGTGGCGCCAATGAAAGCGTGTCCAGACTGCCAGGAGCTCGTGCATACGTCGGTCATGGTGTGCCCCGGCTGCGGGCATGAGTGGCCCAAGAAGGCGCCGCACGGGACCGAGGCGTCGGACGCCGTGATCGTGGCGGCCCTGGCCGAGCCGCGGGCGTATGCGGTCGACAGAGTCGAGTACATGCGGCACTCGAAGCAGGGCAAGCCACCGTCGGTGAAGGTGACCTACGTCTGCGGCCTGGCCGAATTCAGCGAGTGGCTCCCCATCGAAGACGATCGCAGCTACGTCCGCAAGCATGCGGTGAAGTGGTGTTGGGATCGCGGCGTGACGTGCCCTGGCACGGTGACCGAGTTCCTGCAGATGGTCGAGCAGGCCAGGGTGCCGGCACCCGACATGATCCGCGTGAAGATGGAGGGCAAGTACTGGCGCGTGATCGATATTCACATGGGAGCAAGGCGCACTGACGTGTCCAGCGTGATCGACAACAGTTGGCTGGAGGTGGCGTTCTGATGCCATCTCTAACCGCCGAAGCAATTGCCCAGCGCATCGCGTTCCACGAGATCGAGGCCATGCAGTGGCGCGAGGTCATGCGCTCAAAGTCGTGCAAGACCTGCGAGAACGCCGAGGGGCCGGGCTACTGCAAGCTCGC